AAATTGGCAGAGAGCCTGCCAATAGAGATCACATATCAGAAGGAGGAGACGGCATCGCAAGATTGATCCTGTTACAAGTGTGAAACAACTCCTCGCCTGACCGCCCGACCCTTCCGTACCGTCCCCATTGTAGCGCCTGCCACCGGGGCATCAAGCCGGTGAGGTTGTTCGCCCTCCATCGGGGCACGTACCGATGAGGTCCACGGGACTTAAAACAGGAGAGCAACATGCCCAAGCCGTTCAAGACGACGGTCGAAGTCAAGGGGGAGAAGCACGAGGTCGAGGTCACGCCACCGGAAGGGTACCTGGATTCCGAGGAGCTGACCGCCGGCTACGTGCCGAAGGAAAACGTGGACAGCGTGGTCTCGGCCCGGGTCCGCAAGGAAGTCGCGGACAAGGTATCCAGGGCCCGCACCGATTTCCTCGGAGACGACGACTTCGTCCAGGAAGTGGCGAAGCGGCACGGACTCCAGAAGCCAGGCCAGGAGCCCAAGCTCGACGAGCAGATCAAGTCCGCCCAGGAGCGCTGGGAGCGTGAGCACCTCGAGCCGCTGCGCAAGCAGACCGAGGAACTGACCAGCGCGAACAAGCGGCTTCTGAAGAGCAAGCTCGTCAGTGAGGTCCTGGGTGCCATCGGCGGGAAGGTCGAGGACGCGCTCCTCGAGCAGAACGCCAGCGGCGTTCCGCGCGTGATGGGGCTGGTCGAGGGCGACTTCGCCTGGGACCAGGAGCACGGCAGGTTCGCGGTCGTGCGGCGCCGGAACGACGACGGCACAGTGGAGTTCGAGCAGACGGGCAAGCGGGTCTCTGAGACGGGCAGCCCATACATGGGCGTCCAGGAGTACCTGGAGACCAAGTTCCTGTCCGACAAGCGCTTCGCACCCTTCCTGAAGAGCACCAGGCAGAAGGGCGCAGGAGTCGGTGAACCGGGTGGAGCGGAGATCGAGGGCGGCAAGCTGAAGTCCTCCGATCCGCTGGAGCTCGGACGAAACATCGAGGACATCGCCAGCGGCAAGGTGACAGTCGAGTCCTCGTAGAACCGGCACCCTTCCGGCTGCGGGCATAAGACAGGAGTCGAACCCAACGCAGGGAGGGCAGTCCCGTGGCAAACGACCTTTCGGCCCTCGTGCCGAAGATCCTCGCGCGCGCAGCGATGAGCCTGCGCAAGTCAGTAGTCCTTCCCCGACTGGTGAACTCCGACTGGGGCGCAGAAGTCGCCAAGTTCGGATCCACCATCGACGTCCCCATCCCGGCCGCGGTCGGGACCTCGGCAGTGACCCCCGCAGCCACCCCGCCGGCGCCGACGGACCTGACGCCCACCACGGTACAGGTGCCGCTGGACCAGTGGCGCAAGTCCGATCCCTTCGGCATCACGGACAAGGAGTTCCGGGAGATCGCCGCACGGGAGAACTACATCCCCATGCAGGCCGAGGAGGCCATCAAGTCACTGGCGGAGTACATCAACGCCGACCTGATGAGCCTGTTCGTGGACTTCTACGGGTTCAGCGGAACCCCGGGCACCACTCCGTTCGCCAGCACCACGGTGGACGCGCGGAACATGCGCAAGGTGCTCAACGCCCAGGAGGCGCCCAAGACGGACCGTCGCCTGATCCTGGACGACGACGCCTACGCGAACGCCCTGGGCCTGGACCCGATCCAGAAGGCGGCCTACCTGGGCTCCGACCAGGCCATCCGGCAGGGTGAGATCCCCAGCGTGCTGGGCTTCGAGTGGTTCGAGGACCACCAGGTCCCGACGCTGACCAACGGGACCCTCACCGACGGGTCCGGCCACCAGGCGCTGTTCGATGGTGGTGGTGACCCGGCCACCCTGGGTGTCAAGACAGCCGACTTCGACGAGACCTCCCTGACCGGCACGGTCAAGAAGGGGCAGATCTTCACCGTCGACGGCGACAGCCAGACCTACGTGGTCACCGCGGACGCCACGGCGGCAGGCAATGCCATCACGCTGCTCTTCGAGCCCGGCATCCAGGTCGCATGGGCGGACGATGCCCAGATGACCCTGAAGGGCGATGCCTCCGAGGTGTGGGTGAACAACCTGGCATTCAACAAGTTCGCCATCGCGTTCGCCACCAGGCCGCTGGAGCCGGCCGACCGTCAGGTCGGTGGCGTGATCTCCAGTTCCATCGTCGATCCCAAGAGCGGTATCGCGCTGCGCCTGGAGGTCCGCAACCTCTACAAGCAGACCAGCTGGGAGTTCGACATCCTCTACGGTCGCAAGACCGTGCGCAGGGAGCTGGGCGCCAGGCTCGCCGGGTAGCCTGACCGGCAACTGACTCGGGGCGGAGGTCGGCAGGGACCGGCCTCCGCCATCCGTTCACCCGCCCCCTACAGGAGGATGATATGGGGACCCTACCCACAGTCCGCGTCCGCGAGGGCAAGACCGAGAAGGTCATCAACCTATCGCGTTACCAGGCGGATCCAGACCGCTACACGCTTCTCAAGGAGAAGGCGGCCTCCACGGCCGAAGGCTCCGGCAAGAAGGACGGCAGCAAGGGCCCGTCCGATGACCTCTCGTCCATGACGAAGCCGCAGCTGATCGAGGCCCTGGAGGCCGCCGGCGGGAAGCTGGCGGAGGTCGAAGGCACCGGCAAGAACGGCGCGGTGAAGAACGTGGACATCGTGGCCGCGATCGAGGCAGCCCGGGCAGCGAAGGCCGAAGGCTCCCAGGGGGAGTAACCGGCCGTGCCCTACTTCGATGCCGAGGACAACGAGCACCTGAAGCTCCTGCCCTCGGAGCTTCGGGCCGCCGACGAGCTGGCGAACGTCCCAGCCGAGGCCGAGGCGGACGTGCTGGCGAAGTACACCGTCCGCGGGGACGAGGGGTTGGTGGACGACGGGTTCGGGTACCTGACCACTCGCACCAGGACCCAGCTCAAGGACGCCTCCGGCAACGGCATCGGGGTCTATATCTACCTCGACGGCTACGACGAGACCCCGGCGCAGGCCGAGCCCAACTTCGCGGCCGCCCTGCGCCGGGAGATCGCGTCGGTGATCAGGTGGCGGTTCAAGCAGCGACAGCGGGATCCGCTGATCTCCTCAGCATCCAGCGGGGAGTTCATGAGCAAGACCTTCCGCGGTGACTCGGAAAACGCCTTCCCGCCGGGTTTCGGCCGATGGCTCAGGCCCTACGACACGCGGCGCCCGCTGGAGGTGCTGTAGTGGCGACCCCTGCCTCCATCGGCGTCCAGATCGACCTCTCGCAGGTCGAGAAGCTCCTGGCGGACCTGGGCCACAAGGTCTCCGACCTGCGGGAGTTCTTCTACGACGTGGTGGACCCCTCGGTGACGGAGATGATGGAAAAGCAGTTCAAGACCGAGGGCGCACACCTGGGGAAGAAGTGGCGACCGATCGCCTCCCTGACCCTGAAGCTTCGGTCCCGCCGCGGACACGGACACGGTGGATCCCGGATCCTCTGGGACCAGGGGATGCTGCGCCGGGACTGGCTGTATGCCACGGGATCCGGCTTCCGGTCGGTGAAGCCCCAGGAGTACCGCCGGGGGGTCCTGAGCCTGGTGGCGGCCTTGCATCAGGAGGGATGGACCTCCAGGTCGGTGTTCGGCCAGCCACGGCGAAAGCCCGTGCGGGTGCCGGCCCGGCCGCAGATCCCGGACGAGATGCCGAAGTCGATCGTCGACCAGTGGGTGAAGTCCTACGTGGGCTACCTGGAGAAGCCCACGTGATCCTGGAGACTCTGCGCATCCACACCGTGTGGCTCGGGAACGCCACCTACGGGGTCGACGCCCAGCTGGCGCTCCTGGACTCGGCTGGCCTGCTGGACTCCGACGACGTGCCGCCGGACGTGAAGTTCATCGGCAATGCCATCGACGACGAGGTGGTGGCCCAGTGGAAGGAGCCGGTCAACCGGCCGGCCATCTATCTCTCGCTGGACCTGCCGGCGGACTTCGCGCAGTCGGACCAGCGCCCGGGCCAGATCCGCGGCGTGGTCCCGGTGGGGATCCGGTACCTGACGGCCCATGCCGACTACCGGAAGGCCAAGAAGGACACCGCCCACACCATGCGGGCGATCCGGCGCAGCCTGTCCGTGCTGTACCAGAACGCCCAGGAGGCGTCCCGAACCCGCAACGGCGTCTACGTCGAGGGCTACGAGAGGATCATGTTCGGCGAGCTGGAGGAGACGGTCGGCAACTGCCAGGTCCTGGGCGGGATGGTTGTGCGTGCCCAGGCCGTGGACACCAAGCCCTGAGGGGGCAGGCATGAGTTTCAGAGTCGAAGAGAAGGGGCAGGATCCGGTTGAGGTCCCCCAGGCGATAGTCGCCCAGGGCCCGGCGGCGATCGAGTCCTACGTCGACCGTGCGAGGGGGGCCGAGAAGCCCCTCTCGAAGATGAGCCGGCCGGAGCTCGAGGACCTGGCGACCGAGCTCGGGATCTCCGAGCCGGAGTCGCTGCCCAACGTCGGGGCGCTGCGCGAGGCAATCGTAGCCGCCCAAGGAGAGGAGTAACCCATGGGCAAGTCGCTGAACGAGTGGGGCGTCCTGGTCAAGGAGGAGGGCTCCTACGGGGGCGGGGGTTCGCCGTCGGCCTCAACCGACGGGGTTCTGGTCAATGAGCGCCCGGACGTGGATATGGGCTACCTGCACGACGGGGCCCGCCGGGGAGAGACCGGGCCCATGTCGCAGGGGCTGCAGGGCGTGAAGAAGAGCGGCCGCCAGGGAACGGTGTCCCTGATCCATGAGGCCGCCGGCGGCGGTGCCGCCTACTCGGCCTCGGTGAAGCCCTCGGTCCACACCCTGCTGAGCTTGGCGGGCTTCGATGCCACCCTGGACGCATCGGCTGGCACCGAGAAGTACACCTACACGCCCGGGGATGGCGCCTCGGGCGTGGCCGAGCTCTACACCCGCGAGCAGATGGTGACCCTGACCGGGATGCTGGCGGACCTGACCGTGGGAGCCGACGGTCCGGAGGTGCCTGTCTGGGAGTTCGCGGTCTCGGCCCTGGCGGCGCTGCCGGTCGAGGACACGGTGCCGGCCATCACCTACCCGTCGATCATGCCCCCGAAGGCGGAATCCATGGTGCTGACCATGGGCGACTTCGCCTCCGCGGTCGTGCGACGGCACTCGCTGACCCTGGGCCGGGTCCTGCAGCAGCGCGCCGACCAGAACAGCGGAGGGCATGCCGGGTTCAAGGCCGGGGCCATCGTGCCCGTGCTCGAGGTGGACATCGAGGCCGAGGACTTCGTGGCCGACCCCTACCACGCCGCCGGCGGGATCAACCCCTACCAACTGGCCGAGCTCGCCACGGCCCTGGACCTGTCCTGGCAGTACGGCTCCGAGCAGTACAACCGGTTCAAGTTCAC